AAGAAATACTAAGTAAAATTAAAGGAATAGTTGGTGTTGAACTAGCTGAAGAAGTTGTAAAAGAAACTATACAACTTGAAGAAATGAAATTAGATAACGGCACTATTCTAGTTGCTGAATCATTTGAAAAAGGTCAATCAATTTTTATTAAATCAGAAGAAGAAGAAATTGCGCTTCCTGTTGGTGAATATGCTTTAGAAGATGGTAGAAAACTAATGGTTAAAGAAGAAGGCTTAATTGATAGCATCGCTGAAGCTGTTGAAGAAGAAGAAGAAGTTGAAGCAACAAAAGAAACTGAACTAGAAGAAGAAGATAAATATGTTTCTAAAGAAGAATTTGCTTTAGCAGTAGAAGAGATTAAATCAATGATTGAAAAACTCGGAGATAAGGAAGAGATGAGCGAAGTAAAAGAAGAAGTAGAATTATCTGCTGAAGTCGCTGAACCTATTAAACATAATCCTGAAAAAGAAGATAAAAAATTCAATTTCAAAATATCCAATAAAGAAGAAACAACAATGGATAGGATTTACAACAGATTAAATAATAATTAAAAACAAAAAAAATGGCAACTACAACAAGTTTAACAAGTACATATGCTGGGCAAGATGCTGCTGGATATATTGCTGCTGCTCTTTTAGAGGGTAACACAATTGCAAAAGGTGGAATCGAAGTAAAGCAAAACGTAAAATATAAAGAAGTAATTAAGAAATTAGCAACAGATGCTAATGTAATTAAAAATGCAACCTGTGATTTTGATGCAACAGGAACAGTTACAATGACTGAAAGAATACTTCAGCCAGAGGAATTTCAGGTTAATATGCAGTTTTGCACAAAAGACTTTGTTTCTTCTTGGGAAGCGATTTCAATGGGATATTCAGCTTATAACAATCCTCCAAAAGACTTTTCTAGCTATATGTTAGGACATGTTGCTGGATTAGTAGCACAAAGCACAGAAACGAATATTTGGGAAGGCTCAAATGCTTCTGCTGGTCAGTTTGACGGTTTAGTTCCATTGGCAATAGCAGATGCGGATGTAATTGACGTAGCTTCTCATGCTGCTGTAACCGCAAGTAATTGTATAGACAAATTGGGAAGTATTGTAGATGCTATCCCGAGTGCACTTTATGGAAAAGAAGATTTGCATTTATATGTTTCTCAAAACATTGCAAGAGCTTATGTTAGGGCTTTAGGTGGTTTTGCTACTAATGGATCAAATGGTTATGAAGGTAGAGGAACAAATCAATCTTTAGGTGATAACTTATTATTTGATGGTGTTAAGTTATTTGTAGCTAACGGATTGAATGATGATACTGCAATGGCAGCTCAGAAATCAAACTTATTCTTTGGTACTGGTCTTTTATCTGATTATAACCAAGCTCAGATTATAGACATGGCTCCAATCGATGGTTCTCAAAATTTTAGAGTTATCATGAGATATACAGCTGGTGTTCAATATGGAATCGGTTCTGAGATCGTTCTTTACCACGCATAAGAAAAAAATAATAACGGGGGCTTGTGATAGCCCTCTTTTTAAAACTAAAAAAAATGAGTTGTGATTTATCAGCAGGTAGAAATGTCCCTTGCAAGGATGTAGTAGGTGGAATTGATGCGGTTTACTTTGTAGACTTTAACGATTTAGGAGCTATAACTGAGTCAAGCGATGAAATAACTGATATAGCAGGGACTTTCTCAGCTTACAAATATGATGTAAAAGGAGCGAACAGCCTTGAGCAAGCAGTGACTAGTTCCCAGGATGCTGGAACTACTTTTTTTGAACAGACTTTAAGTTTGAGCTTACCAAAACTAACTAAAGAAGACATGGTACAGTTTAAGCTAATGTCATTTGGCCGACCACATTGTGTTATAGTCGATAACAATGGAAATGCATTTTTAGCTGGAAAAGAACATGGTTTGACTGTCTCAGGAGGTTCAATTACAACAGGAGCTGCTTTTGCTGATATGTCAGGAACAACATTGACATTAAGTGGTCAGGAAAAGTTACCAGCAAATTTTATAGCTGGTGCAACTGTTGCAAATCCATTTGCTGGCATGAGTAGTGCTACAGCGACAATTGTAGTGGGTACTAACAGTTAAGAAGATGTTTAGTGGGTATTATGTTTAAGGGTACATAATACAGGGTG